ATTCGCATGTCTCCTCTAATATCCTAAAAAGGATATATTTTCCCATGGATGGGACGGAGAGTTATCATGAGTATTTAGCTAGAAGAACGTCTGGAATGGTAACCCGTAGGGGTCAGCCGATGGGAGTGGCCACATCGTGGCCGATGCTACCGTTGTATACACTTTACTCCTTTGAAATGGCCCTTACGGGCCCATTAAAGGTTATAAAGCGTAAAATTCGGAAGCGCCCAACGGCTAACCCCTATGATTTAACAGCGTTTACCCAGATGGTCCAAAGTAAAGGGCCCCTGGTGGAATTATCGAGAGATATACCACCTGGAGCCTTTTGCATTCAGACTACTGGCGATGACGCTATATTTTCGTGTACTACGAAGGAAAGCCTTCGGCATACGGAACTTTTGACCCAGCTTGGGTCAGATGTTTCGAAAACCAAAGACTATTTAAACCTTCGTTACGCGATCTATACTGAAGTATTTTATAAGGACGGGCGCCCATTAGGAATTTTTCCTTGGGCACCAATACTTGCGCCTACGGGTGTAAGACAGAATACGTGGTATAGTCAAGCTCCTTCACTCAAAGGAATGGAGATACGTCATAAGAGGCAATTGCCTATTATGCGGTCCCCTTTCTATGGAATTTGGAAGCATTTGAATGAGATTGGTGCACCTGTTGGTTTGGACCCTATCGCGGGCGGCCTTGGCCTATCGCGATTTCCAGGGTCTGCAGAAAGAAGGCAAATTGCTGCCTACCGCCTTTTGCAATTGACGGAGAGCGAGCTGCTTTCTTTCCCACCAGGTTTCTTTATCCCAGATCCTAATAAGGACGGTTTACTCTTTGGCAAAAATCCGAGTCCTACCCCCACGGGGGTAGTGGTCTCGAAAAATTTAGCTCGGGTAAGGATTAATCCTTTCCGAACTCAACTTGCCACTCGAAGTATACAATCACCATATATAGAGATAAGCATCTCGAAATGGATTCAACTGTTCTACATGTTTGATACATGGAACCAAGTGTTGTATCCACCAGACCCCGTGAGAGAGCCTTCGCTCGTTGAATTTATTCAACGAACGAAGCGGCAAAGACACGCGGTACTGAGCGAGACGCAAATCTGCGATATAATTGAAGAGGCCAAAGCTGACTGCAACGATACCATTAAGTTTCCCTGGGGATTACTTAGTGAATATCATCCGGTATTCGGCCTAATCCGACCTTCAACACCAGTTCCTTTAGTCGTGGTTAATTCCACTGAGAAAGGACTTTCTGAAGTTCTCGAATTAAAAACTCGAGAAACCGAC